GCGCCGCCGCCTGCAGCGACCGGCGCAACGGCCGGCAGCCCCGGATCGTTCACGCCCGCCGGCGCGCAAGTGCCGGCCACGCTGGCTGCGATGTCCGGGCTGACTGCTCTCCCGGCCACTGCGTGGACCACGGGGCAGCACGTCGCGACCGGCGACGCCGTGCATTGCCACTGGAACGGGACTGCCTGGACGACCGGCGACGCGGCCTGACACGCGCGCAATGGCCAAGGTCACGATGCAACTCACGGGCATGGAAGGGCTGCAGCGCGCGCTCAAGTCAGCGCCTGAGCGCGTGCAGGCCGGCGCCGCGGATGCCGTGCTCAAATCCGCCTTTGCCATTGCGCAGCGCGCGCGCAGCCTGGCGCCCTATCGGACTGGAGCACTCCGCAACGCAATTGCGTCAGCCAGCCGCGGCACGTCCGGGCGCGTGGGGCTCGACAACCCCGCCGTCTACTACTGGCGCCATGTCGAGTTCGGCACGGTCAAGCAGCGCGCCCATCCGTTCTTTCGCCCGGCCGCTGAAGCGGAATCCTCGGCCTACGTCGATCGACTGCGGCGCGTGGGCAGTGACCTCGAGCGCGACCTTAGCTCCTCGAGTCTGACCTGATGGCGCCTATCGCGACGCTGACCGTTCGCATTTCCGCGCAGATCGCGGAGCTGCAGAAATCCTTCGCGGATGCCAGCAAGGCAACCGAAAAGTTTCAGGAGGGCTTCGAAGGCGTCGCCACGCGCGCGGCCACGGTGGGCACGTTCCTCGGCAACGTATTCACGAAGATTGCCAGCTCGATCGTCAGCACGCTCGGCGGCGCCATCAAGGACGCGATCAAATACTCGCAGGAGTTCCAGAACGCTTTTCTCGGGCTGTCCGGGGTGGCGGCTGCCTTTGGCAGTTCCGCCGAAGCAGCGACCGCCGCAGCTCGAGCCCTGTCGGCAGACGGACTTCTGCCGCTGTCCGACGCCGCGACTGGGCTGAAGAACCTGCTGAGCGCGGGCTTCAACCTGAAGCAATCCACGGACCTGATGAATGCATTCAAGGACTCCGCGGCCTTCGGCCGTCAGTCCTCGCTGTCGTTCGGCGACGCCGTGCGCAGCGCAACGGAGGGCGTGAAGAACCAGAACAGCACGCTGGTGGACAACTCTGGCGTGACGAAAAACCTGTCGGTCATCCTCAAGGAATCCGGCTACGCGATGCAGGACTTGAGCGACAAGACCAAGGGCGCCGGCGCGCGCCAGGCGCTCTACAACGGCATCCTGCGCGAGACCGCGGCGCAGCAGGGTGACGCGGCGAAATCCTCGCAGACCTACACGGGCGCGATGGCCGCGCTCGAGTCCGCGCAGAAGTCGCTGCTGGCGACGTGGGGCGACGCCATCACGCGCAACGAGTCCGTGCAGACCGCGCTCAATGGCGTGGCCAGCATCTTCCGCGATTTGACCGCGGCATCGACCGACAACAACAAGGCGTTCTACCTCGTGTCCGATGCTGTGACGTTCCTGATTCGCACCTTCGCCAACCTGCTGAGTGCCATCGACAAAATCCAGTCTGGTTTCGCGAGCATGGATGCCGTCATTTCCGGGGTTATGACGCATATCGTCGGCGGCATCGCCGATGCCGCGGCGATGATGCTCAAGTTCGACAAGTGGGTCGCGAAAAAGATCCCCGGCAAATTCATGGGCCAGGATGAGGAGATCGCTGGGCTGACGAAAGTGGTCGAGGCCGCGAACGGGCGATGGAAGGCGATGTCCGACCAGCTGGTCATCACGCAACAGAATTCGAAAGCCTTCACGGCGACCGTGCAACCGATGGTGCAGGAGCTCCGCGCGCTGGCCGACAGGACCGAAGCTGCGCGCGGAAAGATGGGCGAGCTGGGAGAAGCGACAAAACCAAACAAGTTGGACAACGGCGGCCCGGCCGCGCTCACGAAGGAGGCCATCAAAGCGGAGAAGGCCTTTAAGAAAGTGCTCGCGACCATCCGCGAGTTCGAGAGCGGCGCCGGCATCGTGGACATTTCGAAGATGTTCGACTGGAACGCGGCCGTGCAGAACGCGAAGATCACGGCCGCGCAAATCACGCTCGAGCTGAAGAACATGCCGGGGTTCGAAAGCAAGATCCCGATGTGGGACTTCGGCTCCACCATCGGCGACCCGAACAAAGCGAAGCAGCTCGGCGGGATTTACAAAGGCATCATCAACGACCAGATCAAGCAGGCCGCGACGTCCATCCGTCCAGTGATGGAGAAGCTGGCCGTGGACATCCCGCGAATCATGGGCGAGGCCTTCGCCCGTGGCGACAATATGTGGGTCGCGGCCGCGACCAGCGCCGCGGACATTTTCAGCAAGACGTTTGCGGAGCGACTCGCGCGCAGCAAGGCGCCTGGCGGCCCGGCGCTCACGGGCAGCGAGAAGGCAATGGGGCTGGCCGCGGTGGGCATCAGCGGCTTTACCGGCGGCTTTGCGATGGGCGCGCAGGGCGGCAAGGCCAAGGGCGCGCTCGGTGGAGCTGCGTCCGGGGCCATGTCGGGCTTCATGGTGGGCGGTCCCGTCGGCGCGGCTGTCGGCGGCATCGCGGGCCTGGTGGGCGGATTGTTCGGTGGCGCGAAAAAAGCCAAGGAAGAACGCAAGGCGCTGGAAGCAAACAAGCAGGCGCTGCTCGAGCAGTACGGCGGGATGAAGAACCTGCAGAAACTGGCGCTTTCGCTGAACGTGGACATTCAGAAAGCGTTTGACGCGAAGAAGCCCGCGCAGTTCACGGCCGCCGTGGAGGAGCTCAACAAAGCGCTCGAGGAGCAGAAGAAACGGATCGAAGGGCTCAACAACGCCGTCGAGGGCCTGAACAAACGCGCGGCCATCTTCGGTGACAAGTTCCAGAAAATCCTCGACGCCAAGCCGCCGGAAGGCGCGACGAAGAAACAATCGCAGGCCTTTGAGACGGACAAGGCGCAGTCCCTGCAGGCGCTGGCGCAGTCATCCGGCGACGAGTTCGATCGGCTTGGGCTGATCGCGCGCGACACGTTCGCCGGGCTCGTGAAGGAGAACGGCAACGCGATCGAGGCCATGCAGATGATGGCGCCCACGCTGCAAACGCTCACGGACGGCGTGGACAAGTTCGGCCTCACGGCCAGCGGCGTCACGCAGGAAATGATCGACAACTTCAAGCTGGTCAACGACGAGGCCTTCAAGCCGCTGTTCGACACCATCGCCGCCGACGGGCAGGTGCTGCGCGGATTGTTCGACGCGAAGGCGCTGTCGCCGGAAGGCTTCCAGGCACTGGCGACCGACATCGGCCTGAGCATTCAGGGCATCGTGGACAAGGGCGGCGACATGTCGCGCACGCTCGCGCTGTCGCAGCCCGTGCTGCAGACGTTGTGGGAAGCGCAGCAGCAATACGGCTCGGTCACCGACGAGACGACCAAGTCGATCCTGAAGCAGGCCGAGGAGCAGGGCATCGTCGGCGAAGCGATGAAGGGGACCAACGAAAAGATCCTCGACGTGCTGCTGGCCATCGGCAAGGTGCTCAACGCGGACCTGCCGACCTACTTCGACGCGCTCAAGAAACCCGCGGACGAGGCCGCCAGCAGCATTGAGGGCTCATTCAAGGGCATCGACATTCCGCCGATTCAAATCCCCTACAAGTTCAAGCAGGAGGGCGGCGGCCTGCCCAGCGGCAACAGCGACACGACAACGGGCACACTGAGCGTGCCGGCGCTGGCCACGGGCGGCATCGTGAAGCACCGCACGCTGGCGCTCATCGGGGAAGCCGGGCCGGAAGCTGTGGTCCCGCTGACGGGCAACGCGCTGGGCGTGACGCCCAGCAACTACGAAACCACCATCTATCTGGACGGCGAGCAGATCGCGCGCTCCACGGCGCGCAAGCTGCCCAAGCTGATGCGCGGGCTCGGCGTCGGGCACTGAGTTTCTTCTCCATGCCTGGCGAAAAAGCACTGCCGCCGGCGATCCTGATAGCCGGCGTCGATCAGACGCGCAAGACACGCGCAGTCGGGTCACTCCGCATCGAGTACCAACTGGGCGCGCGCGGGCACGCTTCGCTGGAAATCCTCGACCTCGATTCAAATCAGACGGCCTACCGCCCCACGCTCGACCAGCGCGTGGAAGTGCGGAGCAGCGACGGGCGGTCGCTGTTTCGCGGCACGGCGCTCGGCATCGAGGACCAGCCGCTGGGCGCGCCTGGCGTCGGCACGGTCACGCACGTTGACGCCATCGACGACTGGTTTGGTGCAGCGCAGCGCCGCGTCTCGCGAACCTACCCGGCCGGCGCCACGCTGAAAAGCGTGGTCACCGATCTGGTCACCACGTATCTGACCGTCTACGGCATCACGCTCGACCCGGCCATGCTGACGGGGCCAACCCTGCCGGCGCTCACCTTCGATCAGATCAGCCTGGAAGAAGCCTTCAATCGGCTGGTGGATTTCAGCCAGTGGCTGTATCGCTTGCGGCCGACCGGCGTGCTCGAGTGGTTTGCGGTCGGAACGAAAACGCGCAGCTTCACGCTGTCCGCGGCAAATAAAAACATCCTTGGTCCCATCACCTGGACGAAGTCGCGCGGCCAGTACGCCAACCGCATCATCGTGCGCTACGGCACGGGGCTCGTCGGCAAGCAGCAGCTCTGGCACGGCTCGCCGCCCAAGGTGCGCTTCAAGCCGGACTATCCGCCGACGTGGCCTGCGCCTAGCAATCACTTTCTAGCGTGGATGACGTACGTCGGTGGTCCGTATCCGGGGCCGCCGACGCCGACCGTGCCGCCGACCGGCGGCGGCCATGAAGCCATCGCGGACATTTCCACGGGCACGGCGCCGTGGTACTGGGATGCGAACACGCAGGAGCTCGTGCGGCACGTCGGCGTGCCGATTCCCGGCGGCAGCGCGCAGGTGCCGGCGGCCAGTCACTATTTCTGGGTTGATTACAACGTCCAGTATCCGCTGACCGTCACTGCGGAAGCTCCGTCAGCGTTGACCGTTCCGTTTGAGGCGTTCATCGAGCGCGCGGACATCTTCGACACGGCGCAGGCGCAGGCCTACGCCAATGCGCAGCTCGCGAAGTATCAGGTCATTCCGCGCACGGTCACGCTCAAGACGCGCGCCGCGGATGACTTTCTGCCGGGCGACACCGTGCGGCTGGACATCCCGTCGCGCACGCTGCCGAACGCGCTCTGGTTCGTGACCGAAGTGCAGCTCACCATCGCGGACGACCAGGCGCCCGTGACGACGTTGACGCTGCTCGAGGGCACGGTCGCGCAGGCCTCGTGGCTGGACTTCTGGCGCGACATCGCGTCGAGCGGCTCGACGGTTGGAATTGCGAGTGGTGGATCAGCGCCGCCACCCGCCGGATTCGGCAGCGGCACGGTCAGCAACTACGGGGACCTGACGCTGGACGCCGTCGTCATCGGTCAAGGCGGCACGGGCATCGCCACGCTGGACAGTCTCGGCACGCTGACAACGGTGCTGCATGGCAACGCAGCCGGCGAGCCGGGGTTCGGCCCGGTGAACCTCGCGACGGATGTCAGCGGCATCCTGCCCATCATCAACGGCGGCACGGGCGGCACGAGCGGCGGCGGCTCGACGCTGCCGACGACCTCGAAGGGCGATCTCATCGCGCACGACGGCACGACCAATGTCCGCGTGCCGGTCGGGACGGTCGGCCTCGTGTTGACCGTGGACCCCTTCGCGCCGACTGCGATGTCATGGAAGAAATCCGCCGCGATGACGCTCACGACGAAAGGCGACCTGGCCGCGCACGACGGGGCGGGCGTGGTGCGCGTGCCGGTCGGCGCGCCCGGCCAGCGTCTGACCGCGGACCCGGCGGCTGCAGCTGGCGTGGCGTGGCAGACAGTAACGGGCGGCGGCACGGGCGGCGGCATGAACCTGGACTATCTCGGGGACTACGCCGCGGGGCCCGTCTACAACGACGGCGACATCGTCATCGGCCCGGATGGCATCGCCTATATGTGTGTGGTGGACGGGACGACCACGCCACCGGAGCCGTGGCCGGGCGTCGGCGTCGCGTTCAATGCGGCCGTCGATGCGAGCTACTGGGTGACGTCCGCGCACTCCACACTGACCAACGAGCGCGTCATGAGCGCGCTGGCGAACGGCTACGTGAAGAGCACGGGCGGCGAGCCCTCGACTGTCGCGATCATTCCGGTTGCGGACGGTGGGACAGGGGCGAGCACTGCCGCCACTGCGCGCACCAACTTGGGCATCGGCACGGTTGGCCCCGTGAACCTGAACGGCAACGCAGCCAGCTACCTGAATGGCACGGGCGCCTGGTCCACGCCGTCGGGCGTGCCCTCTGGCGCGGTCATCTTCATGACGACCCCGTGCCCGCCGGGCTACACGCGCGTGGCTGCATGGGATGGGTACTACGTGCGAATGGGCCCGGCAAACGTCTCGGGCGGCGCCGCGACGCATACGCACGCGCCGGGCAGCTTCGCATCGCAGGCGCATACGCACGGCTCGAGCGCGTTGACGGTGGGCTCACACTTGCATTCATCGGGCACGCTGGTTGTTGCCGGTCACACGCATAGCGTGCCCGGCAGCACCACGCAGGGCAGCGGCGATCATAAACATGGCGTGTCGGGCACGACCGGCGTCAACAGCGGCGGCGGCTTCAACGCGGATCAAGGGAGCAACGCCACCACCCCGTTTCACAACCATACGCACGGGTTCAGCGCCGACACGGATCAGGGCAGCGGCCACAGTCACACGGTTCCATCGGGAACGTCGGGCAGCTCCGCGCCGGATGTCGCGGGCAATACGGGCAGCGCAACGGCGACGACGGTTGGCTCCACGGATTCCGCCGGCGCGCTGGCAATCACCGGGGCGTCCGCAGCAGCCAACAATCTTCCGCTCTACGTCGATTTCTTTGCGTGTATGAAGGACTGACTCCGTGACGCTGACCTTCGACGACGAGCTGGGCAAACGCCACTTCGAGTTCTGTTTCGTCGGCTTCGTCCTTGGTGGCAGTCTGCTCGATAAGAAAGGGCTGACAGTGCTGCGCCGCGAAATGCAGCTCTTCGAAAAGCTGGAAGCAATCAGCGAAGTCAAACCGTGCGGGAAGAAGCTGGTGAACGGGGAACCTGAACGCCAGCTGACGAGCGGCGCGCTCGAGGTCGATGCGAGCGAAGTGGACATGCTCTACAACTACATTTCAAACGTGCCCTGGCAGACGGGCTCGCCCGTGCGCCACGCGCTCGAGACGTTAGATTGGTTGGCACTGCATGGCCGGTCCTGATCCCGCCACTACGGAATGGGTTCCGATCTGGAATCCGATGTCGGCGGGTCCTGTCGGTCCGCAGGGACCGCAGGGCATTCAAGGGCCGACTGGTCCGACTGGGCCGACGGGACCGACTGGCGCAGACAGCACCGTGCCGGGGCCGCAGGGTCCGACTGGGAATACGGGACCGACTGGCGCGACAGG